TTAAATTGGCACTGCACAATCAGTCCAATCATTTACTGTTAATGTGATACTCATCTGATACCCTGCAGCATAATCTAGTAGATCATTATTGAGGGGTGAGAATGTAGGCACTCCTACCACATCAAAGGCAAAGTTAGTACCTTTTGTAAAGTACACATTAAGATCACTAAGTATCTGTTGTGTATCACTTAAAATAGTTATGATGTTAGCTCTATCCTTTTGTATGATATCATAGCAGTAAATATCAAAGCTAAACTCTGTAGTGTTCTCAGTTGGTATCACTCCACTAGGCACAATATATACCAAAGGATACTTCTCATTCTTAGTACAGAAGTTGTACATCTGTTCCTTAAAGTCACTACCTACCTTCTGTACCTGTAAGTGTGCATTATAGAAGGCTGTTATCTCGTTTACTATTGCTTGTAGACTGTTCATAATTCTGCTGATTTATTAATTCTGTTTATCTTATTCTGTACACTAGTTACTTGAGTTTCAGATACTACAGCAGTAACTGTCATGTTAGTATCAGTAACTCCTCCTGCACTCATTGTGTTACCGGTGTTAGCACTACCGAAGAGGTTAGGACCTTGTGGCACTACAGTAGCAGTGTTAGATCCTGCTGTATCACCTCCACCTCCTCCACCTCCTACACCACTTGCACCTGCAGGGTTAGAAAGTATCTGCTTAGCCTTAGCCATGTTGGTAGCTATCTGTATAGCACCTCCTACATACTGAGCTATACCTGCACCTCCTGCTGTTAGACCATTTAATGGGTTACTGTTAGCAGCTGCTACTAAAGCTGAGATAGCCTTAGCAGTGTCTACACCTAATTGAAAAAGTGCAGCAGCCTTATTTAACTTAGCAGCCTTAGCCTGGTCCTTAATTAGCATGTTACCTATATCTGTAATACCCTTACCAATATCACTGGCTAGTGTTATTTTAGCATCCCTTTCACGTTGAGCAGCATCTATCTTAGCATTTGCAGCATCATTCTCCATCTTGACACTTTCAGCTTGGTACTTATCATTGATAGCCTTAATAGTAGCAGCATCATTGTTAGCAGTCTCAAGGTCCTTAGCTAACTTAGCTTTACGTGCCTCTTGTGCTATTACATCTTGCGCTTGCAGTGAAGCTAGTAGGTCTACCTGTGCCTTGGTATCTGCTGCTATCTTAGCTTCTGTCCGCTTAGTATTTTCAGCTACTTCCTGCTCATTGTATATCTTTGTAAGTTCTGCCTTCTGAGTTTCTGTAAGAGTTATATTATCAAGTGCTGCCTTCCTTAGCTTATCATATTTATTCTTAGTCATGGCTAGCTCTTTCTCGGTACCATCCACCATCATAGATAGTCTAAGCTCAGCTATCATATTATCACCTGCTAGTAGGTTATCAGCCTCAGTCTTCGCCTTATTTTTTGCTAGTAAGTCAAGCTCATCTATTTGCTGTGCTAAGTATATTTGTGTAAATCGTTGCTTTTCTGCTTTAGTCTTATCCTTATCTTTAACTAGGTCCTCTTGCATCCTCTTGTACTTCTCATTGACTGTAGCTATCTCTCTCTCACCTGCATCCTTAATAATACTGATCTCAAAGTCAGCAAAGGCTCTTTGTGCTGCTAGTCTATTCTTTGCGCCATCATCAAAGCTACCACCACCACCACCACCACCTACAGGCTTATCAACCTTATCAGGCTTACTAGCATCTACTACTGACTGAGCTCTAATAGCTTCACGTTCTCGCACCCCTGCTTTAATTAGTTCATTTTCTGCTTTAATTTGGTCCTTAAGTTTTTTTCGTGCTGCTATCCCTTCCTTAGAAGTATCATGCATCTTACTTAGTATTTCTTTTTGGTTTGCCTTTATACGTATGTATGCTTCACGCTGTGCTACCATCGACTTTTGTAGCTCAAGGTAAGTGGTATCTTTATTTGCTATCTTAGCCATTCTTATCTCATGAGCTAGAGCACTATCTGTAGACTTGGCTCTCTCTTGTGAGCTTTCTTGTATTTTCTTATTTGCAGCTTCGACTCTTTGAGCATTTTCATCAGCAGCAAAAGATGTAAGCCCCATCCAATCGGTCAGATTTTTGAAGGCTTGTATTAAAGCATTAACTGGTATCATTAAGATATCAATAACCATTTGAAGTTTACCAAATTTTTGCAAAACCAAAGCCACTGCAGCCACAATAGCAATAGTTACAGCTGCCACCAAAAAATAGGGGTTCGAGAGTAGCTGTCTGCCTAGGTTAAGGAAAACCCCTCCGATATTTTTAATGGTAGAACCAAAGTCTGTAAATTGCTTAGTCAAATCTGATGGCTTAAGTTCACCTAGTACTTGCTTTAGATTTTGAGATTGTTTTGCAGCTTTTGTGAAATCTAAAGCATTTATTGAATAAGTAAGCCCCTCAAATGAAGCCTTAGCTTGGTCAAGGTTACTACCTTTCTTAAAGCTAGATATAGAAGTATTAACTGCATTTATTTTTTTCTGTACATCACCTGCCTTATCAGCAAGTGCAGCAAACTCATCAGGGTTAACAGCATCAGCCATTTGATTTTTTAAGTCCTTTAGCTCTGCCTTAAGGGCTGCAATTCCTGTTAATTTTATAGGTATCTCTACTTCATTCATTTTATATGTAGTATTTAATTTCTATTGTGGTACTATTTAGGTAGCTATCTACAAAGCCTACCCCTATCTGTGAAGTTGTTACCTCTATTTCATTAGTTGGAAATAAGTAGCTAGCAGTAACTATGCCATCAAAAACTACATTGTTTATGACCACACTAATCTCAGACGGAAATATAGTCCCTAGTGTAAAGTTGTCTATACTACCCCTGTAGTTACCTACTCCTATCCTGGTCCATGTTATATCACTAAAGCTGTTATTCATAATATCTACACCAGGATCTAGTGCTGCAAGCTGTGATAGGTTGCCTATGTATATCTTAGGCACTATGCCTGTAGGTACTCCATTTATAGAGCCAGTTCTTAGTGAAGGTGTAAATATCTCATCTGTACCTACTATGTTACCATCACCCACTATCATAGACCTTGTGCCTCCCACTATCACATTACCTCTACCCATTACCATAGCAGTAGCGTTATTGCTAAAAACATTCGAGGTAATCATTCTAGTAGTGTTTAATCTTGTCATGGCTAGCATACCAATAGGACCTATGCCGAAGGGGGGCTGTGATGGTGTAGTAGGTTTGATAGGACCACTAGGCCCCATGAATGGTGTAAAGTTTACCTCAGTATCTATGCTGATAAGTTCTACCTTAGTGAGCTTGTTAGCGTTGGCATCATAGTCTATTACCTTGTTTATATTCCACCATGAGTTATCTATCCTTATCTTATCATTAAGTTTCAGTGCTTGGATGTCAGGCTCCCTAAGATTAAACAAAGCCGTAAGCATCTTACCATTGTTTATCTGCCCCATTGTACGCCTCCAATATCTATTGTAAAGATTGTTTTGAGTTAGGTTTGTAGGTTGGTAGTAGTAGAATGAGCACACTGCAAAGTTTATATCAAAGGTAGGAGTGAGTGGATCATCAAAGTGGCCTACCAATGGGTAGCTAGTTAGGTTAATTTGCCCTACACTACCATAGTCATAGATGTAAAACTGGCCACAGGTAGCTAGTGGCTGTCCTGCTATAGTCTTATCATATAAGATACGTATATTAGTTTGTGGTGCAGCACCTGCTAACATAGGTACAAAGGCACCAAATACTGTCTTAGTCACAGGAGTAGGGCTAAAGAGTATGGACTTAGTAGTCACATCTTTTACATACTCATTATCAAATACCACCTCAGCCTGCCCATAGATATTGTTAGTGGCATCTGTGTAAGTGGTGTTAGGGTTATCCTTATCAGGTGCATAGGTGAGTATTACTTTCTTTGAGGTGAGCTCAGGTAGGAAGGATAGATCCTGCTCTTTGTCTTTAGCTAGCTTGTAAGTCCAATCTACCTCAGTGCCTGCATCATAGTAATCATCCCTGCTCTGTAGGTTGAGCTTGTTAGGTTGATCCTTATCTACCTCAGCATATAGGTTGTACATGTTAAAGATAGCCTTAATGAAGTCACTCTGCTTAATCTTCTTAGGCACATAATCATTCATATCTATTGTGCCACCTATAGCTACCACATTACTGCTAGGTAAGATGGTGAGCTGTACGTTACTAACAACAGCCTCTATACGTAGTGTGCCAGCTGCAGGTACAGCTCCTGTTACTGAGCCCAATCTCCATAGCGCAAAAACATTTGTACCATTTTGGTGTTGTATATTTTGTTGCTGTACATTGATACCAAAAGTAGCTGATTGTAAATTTGATAGAAGTTGGTAGCTAAGTGGTAGTGTAGAGTTAATGTTTTGAGTTAAGATAGTAGTAGTGCCAGGTAGCACAGTTAAAGGACAGGTTACAGAATTGCCAGCGTATAGAAATCCTGCAGGTACAGATGTGGCAGTGAATAAATTTGAGAACACTACAGGCTGTGTACCTGCACTTACTGCTAAATAGGGTGCATATCTTACACTCCTTGGTAAACCATTCCATGCACCAAAGCAAGTAACACCTGTAGTATTAACTATCCTTAATGAATAAGTCATAGTAACATTGAAGTCATAGCTCTGAGCATTGTTACTGCTTATGATAAAGGGTGTAGTGTATACCCCTGTAACAGGGTTAAAGATATTCTGTATATCATCTAGCTCAGTAAAGCCTGTAAAGTTTACCTTATTGCTTGGCCCTAAGAAATTACCCCCCCCTATATCTGTACGGCCTAATGATTGGAAGGTACTAGATATTGTGAAGGGTGCTATCCTCTCAGCTCTTACTAAGTAATCGTTATAGTCAAAGTTATCTACCCCTCCATTGTAAGGGATCAGAAGCTGATCAAATCTATCATATGATAGACTAGCCCAATCATAGGTAAAGCCTGAACCACTAAATATCCTATCAAAGTATACCTTAGCAAATATGGCAGGCTTAAACTCCTGAGTGCTGTAGGTTGCATCACCACTGCCAGGGAGAAAATACTTGAAGCCATTTACTACAGTGTTACTAAATCTAGCCACCACATTGAAGGCATCATAAGGGTGGTTATAGTCACTGAAGTTAATATCAGTTAATTGTTTGTTAGCTATGGCTGTAAAGAAATCTGCTTTGCTATCCTTGATTAACACCTCATAGTCTACCTGCTCTTCATAGCCATCTGTTATCTGTAGCTTCTTTATGGCTGTTAGTTGCATAGAGGCATCCTCTACTATGGGTATACCATCCTGTATCACTGAGCACAGGGTGAGCTTGTTAATATCAAAGGTGCCTGCTACTATGTTAATATCATAGTATTGGTTAAGCAGGTTAGCATTGTTCTTAGAGCCTATTAGAGTAATGGTCTTAGAGAAGTTACCCTTCCTTTGGCTTACATCCCTGATATCTCCCACTTGAAAATTTAAGGGGAAGGCAGTACCCTCCTTTACATCTAGGTAGCCTGTGGCTAGTTGTATCTTAACCATCTTATGCGTTTACTATATCGTTATTAGCTAGTTTTATCTGTATGCTCTGCTTAATTAAATTCTTATTCCTTTGCTTAAATTTATCAAAGCTACTAGTGATGATATTACAGCTGATGTACTCAGTGCTATCAGGTATCTCACAGTCATTCTCATAGGTGCTCACCTTGTACAGTGTATATGGTGATGAGATGAGCTCAGTAAAGTACAAGGCCATATCCTCAGTCATGTAGTCAGTGTTTAAGTCTATGGTGTTAGTAGTGCTTATGTAGGTAGCCATCTGTCCTCTATCATAGGTCTCATAGGTCCAATGGTTAGTGCCATCTATGTACCCCTCCACATCTCTATTAAACTCCTCCCTAGTTACTGTGCCCCTTTCGTATGCTCTACCTGTGAAGGCAAAGCTACCCCATGAGCCCATCCTATCTAGGAAGAGTATACTGTGCTCTAATGTTCTCACCCTTCTATCTATGTTAATCATATATGATGTACTCCTAGGTATACCATTACGTAGGTACCTGAACTCATAGAATGTGGTGTTAGGCTCTATTAAGTTACCTGAGCCTGAGATAAGAGTAAGTGTGCCAAAGTTGTTAGGCCCTACAGATATACCACTAACATGGTCCACAGCTGTTACTACCTTTTCAAATACACTGCCATTACTGTTAGTGAACTCCATAGTATCAGGGGCAGTAGGTGAGCCATTAGCTACAGCATTTACCCACATATCCTGTGACAAAGTCATAAACATATTTTTGTTAGCACCTGGGTAGCTTGTTAAGAACAGATCATTAAAGCTGTTGAGCATGTACTCTTGGAAGTTATAGGCAGGCATCTCCACCCATGGCTTAGCACCATTGAATACAAAGTTATCTAAGTCTAGCGTCACATTCCTAGTGATAGTCTTACGACCATCTGCATAGGTAATGGATCCATCTATAGTAGGAGCTGTAACTAAGCTAAAGAGACTGTTCACCACTATGAAGCCTACACCTGCTACTAGCACAGTGAAGAGACCTTCCATACCAGGGTTGGCTGCTATACCTCCCACACCTTGTATGATGTTAATCTGATCACCTACCACAAAGGGATGCACTACATTTATCTGTACCCTTCCATTAAAGGGGGGTATAGTGTAGGCTACTAGTGTAGCAGTGTATAATACAGTAGTTAAGTACTCCTCCCCCACATGCACATCATACTCGTAGTGGGAGTTAGTAGCATTGTACACTGAGGTGTTAGTCAAGTTAAGGTCATAGCTTACCTGAGCTTGTAATAACTTAGATAGATCTACCTCACCATACCCTGTGCCATAGGTAGGCAGTACCCTGTACTCTGCTATCTGAATAGTAGTGCCACTCTCATAAATATCAAAGATATACTTGAAGCCTAACAAGTTTACATTAGTGCTGTTGTATATGTACTTGATCTGATTGTATGCAGGTACTAATATCTGTGGGGTTGCTATTGCGAAAATGGCCATTACTTCTCTTTACCTATATTAGCTTCATTACTGTTATTGTTTTTAAAGCCACCCGCTATCATGTATGCATGATCTAACATGGCTAGATGTTGTTGCACCCTCATAGGATTATTGAATACTATCTGCACCTGCTTACCAGTTTTATGGTGGATGTAGGCTTGCACCACTTGTATCTTATGTATGGTCTCAGAATGCATAGTAGCTATCTTCAGTGTAGTACTCCTGCCTTATGTGAGTAGTGGCATATCTTATTGCATCCATAGCATCATCATATAATTTAACAGGCTCATCAGTTATGAAGTCCCCTATTTTTTTCCATTTGTAATTCTCATACTCCCTCCTCAGTGCCTTATCATCCTGGCATATTACTCCGAAGCTCTTAAGGTTATCTATGCCTTTCTTAACTACCTTGTTTGCGTTCTGCACATCATACCCTGCTATGTTCATCTCCTGTATGATCTCAGGCCTAGAGTAATCTGCTAGGAGGGTTACGGTCTGTTCTATCCCTAGGGTGCCTAACTTCTCTATGAGCATGGTGGTGGTGAGGTAGCTCTCATATATCACAGGCTCAATGTAAATATCATTATCACAGTAGTACACTCTCATCAGAGCAGTAGGGTGATTGTAACCAAAGTCAAGGCCATACACATACTTCACAAACTTTGCAGGCCTATGAGCCACAAAGGACCAGTTAGAGTAGATGTTACTCTTAGAGGTAGCCTTCTCCCCCAGGGCATAAATCTGATACAGTGCCTCATCTGTTCTAGCTAAGTCCTCTATCTGTGCCTTAATACTATCAGGTAGGAAGGGGTTATCTTTGTACGTGCTCTTTATCTTTATGCTCTCCTCTGCAGGTAGCTCATACAGCCATGAGGCACTCTCACTAGGGTTGTAGTCAAAGATTAGCTTGTTCTCAGTCCTCATGTTAAGCTGGGTGAAGTCATCAAAGTAAAGCTCATTGGCTTCATTACACCAGGCTACATCCCTCTTCCTACCCCTTATCTTTTGCTCATCATCCACACTAAAAAACTCCACCATACTACCATTAGCAAAGGTGTAGATGTGCTCACTCTTATTGTGGCTCTCCTGCTTATACAGCCCTATCTCTTTTAGGATCTCTATGAAGTCCCTGAGCACTGTAGCACGTAGGGCAGGGAAGGTCTTGCGTATTACTGACACCACCTTGTTGTTGTTCTGCAGGCAGTAGATGATCATGAGCTGGCACAGGCTGTAGGTCTTAGAGCTTCTACTACCCCCCTCATTTATAATAAACCTCTTATCTCCTAAGATGGCCTCATAGTTCTTTTCAAAGATGGCAGTCGCTTGTATATCCATAGCAAAGCTAGTACCTAGTTAGATACTATATTGTATTGTTAATAACTACTACTACTACTTAACTATAGTAAAAGCTAGTACCTAGTTAGATACTATATTGTATTGTTAATAACTACTACTACTACTTAACTATAGTAACAGTAATAGCACTTATCTTCTCATCACCACTGGTCACATCAGTTTGCTCTTTTAGTGCATTGAGACGTTGGGTGATGGATGGGTTAAACTGTCCTACCATTCCACCTGTGATCTGATCATTACGGATTTCTTTCTTTATGTGTGAACAGACTGTCTTGTATGCAGAATATCTACCCTCGGTATTATCAAAATAGTTATGCACATCAGAGTAGTTTTTATAGCAAAATATCTCAAAGCCCTCATTAGTCAAAGGTACTCTTAGAGGCTCTGCTACCATCTCTGCAGTCTTTTGTGATAGCACCCATTTAGTTCTAGGGTTAGCAGCACAGTGAGCTTTATACTCCTCAAATATCTCCATTAACTTCTCAGGAGTTTCTATCAGTTTAGGCCTCGGCATCTTTCTCTTTTTTATCTTCGTTCTCTACCCCTTTGTACTTTGCCTTAGGCTTCTCTTCAAAGATATAATCTAGCCCTTTAGCTATCCAATACATGTGATTTTTTTCCATCTCTTCTGTAATGGTTACAGTAGTAGTATAGTTGCCATGATAGAAGGATACTACAGTACCTAAGTGTTCAATTTTGATTTTCATGCTCATTTAGTATTAAAAAAGAATAATATACAGCTATCCATATAGCTGCCGATCTACTAGCCCACACATAGTCAAGCATAAATAGTGATAAGCCTGTGCTAAGGCCTAAGAATAGTGCTAAGATACTAAAAATATGTGATGGTCTCATACCTATATTGTATTGAAGTTAGATTTTGTTTAATTTCTTTAATTAGATTGTAAGCTGAAGTAGGTGTAATGTTGAAGTAGGTAGCCATAGCACGTGCTGTAGTGTATCCTTTGTCTATGTATGCCTCAAATACTATCTGCTGTATCTTATCTGTTATCTCAGACCTGTAAATAGCTATCAAAGACTTATTAAAGTTGTACTGTTGGTCCTGTCTTACCTTCTCATCTATATCATCTGTATCCTCTACATCATCCACATGTGGCTGTAGTGCTGTTACCCTATCATCTTTATGGCTCTTTGATGTACTCCATAGTATCTGATACTTAATTGTGTTTAGAAGGTATGCCTTGACAGTGTTAATATCTTTAGGGTTATTGTTGATACTAAGTACATGAATGTAAGAATTGTTAATAACAGTATCAGCTTCTATATTACTACCCATCTTACTAAGAAAGTAAACGCAGTAGGCCTTGACCTCGTAGTAATGGGTACTAATGTACTTGTCTAAGAGCTCCTTCATACCAGGTTATAAAATCTTTATACCAAATCCTCCTCCTCACAGATGCACAGAAGCACTCCCTAGGCTGTGGGCCATCATACTTTACTCTAATAGTAAATAGTTTACAGCATGAGTGCTTACTATATCGTATTACTTCAGGCTGTGCCTCTATGCTATCAATTATTAGTATCTCAGCTTCTGTAAACATTCGTCTAGTATATAAGCGAGCAGTGCCGCTTGGCACGCTAGCAGGAAGTCAAAGGTACAAATTATAGTAAGCCAAAAAGCCACACATTTAATACATCCCATTGCTGAGTGTATATGTATGGCTATTGGATACTTAGTTCTATAACTGAATATCTTATCAAAAGTTGCTTGAAGAGGCTCGAAATTAACAAACCACCACGCTAGGGGCACAAGTACAAGTAAGTTCATGTGCCCAAAGATAGTGCAATTATTTAGAATGGCAAATCATCATCTGTAGCTTGTGCTATAGGAGTAGGTGATAGTTCTGCACGTTTGTAAGGTGGTGTGAACTGAGCACTAAAGTACTTAAGTCCTGTCTTACTTTCTTTGAGCCATAGAGCTATCTCCATCTCTTCATTGTTTACCATTACCTTACCCTTGTAGTGTGGGTGAGTTTCAGCAGTACGCTTATCATTCTTAAAGATAGCACCTGAATTGTTCTTTGTTTCCATTTTACTTAATTAGATTTATTACTATTATTACTCCCGTTACATAACCAAAGGCTAACGCGAACGCCATTTTTATTCTTTCAATCCAAAGTTTTGATTCTACCATATAACCCGCAAATGGTAACCCAATGAACGGCGCGATGAAAGCAAAGAATATCATTCCATAAATGTTTGCTTCCGATACACTCCGAATATAAAAGGTCGAACAAATTTCGATAATTAACGCGCTTAAAAAGATTATTATATTTTTCATTCTGTTCATAGTTGTGTTATTAATTGGTTATAATACTCTCTGCATTGTTCTACCTTGAGCTTAATCTGCTCTATCACCTCATCATCCCTTTGTATTACAAAAGTCTTTACTCTCTTAGCATCAGGGATATGGTCAAAGCTGTGTTGCTTCTGCACCTGGTCTCTTAAGTCCAGGCTCTCCTCCATTAGCCCTAACTTATAGTGAGCACTCTTTACCTCCTGCTCTACTATGGCATGGGGTGTATTGGTTAGGCAGTAGCATAACAGTGCCTCTTGTTTATCAGTTAGCCACATATACCCTTGAAGCTGGTAGTAGTAATCTTTATTAGGAGACTCAGTTTCAAACCATGGGAACGTGCTACCACTCCATGAGTTTTTAACATCTATTAGCACCTGATCAGTAACCACATCAGGAGTACCTGTAAGCCAATCATTACTATAGTTCTTATCATTCTTAAACAGAAAGCCCTTATCTAGCACTTCCATGACGAACCCTAAGCACATATCCTCACACTCATTACCCTTATCAGTATACTTAGAAGTAAATTCTTTTCGTATCCCATAAACGTGTCCCAGGGCTAGGCCCTGGATATACGTCTTAGTTGTTTGCGATAGTACCTCCGCTTTAGTTTTGGAGGAAGTCATTATCTTACCTATGGAGCTGCATCTTATCTTCATTGTACTAGGAGTAAAGCCTTCTGCTGAAGGTCGGTTAGGTCAAAGCTATCTTTTAACTTCTCTACAGAATACTTACCATCTGCTATAGCTACTAGTGCATCATCAAATCTCTCCATACTAATCTTAGGCTTAGCAGTTGCAGCCACATGGCCATCATCATCTGTAGCTTGTAAAGTTAGCAGGCTCTGAATGGTGTACCTCCTAAAGTAAGAGATTTGACTGCCCTGCTTCTGAGCATCTAAGCTAAGGTCTAAGGTCATACAGCTAGAGATACTAAAGCCTGTGTATATGCATACAATTTGAGTACATACACTACCATTTTCTATAGGCTGTAGCAAAAGTAGATCATGCTGTAATAAAATAGGCTCAACAGTCTCTAAGATAGAATTGATATCTGCATAGGACTTTTTAAAGTGGGGGTTAGTAGCGTTCTTATGTACCTTACCTATTAGTTGTTTGGCTTGGTGAAGCCTTACATAGAAGGGAGCAGGATGCTGCTCAACCTCCTGAGGCTTCTCAGCCTTAGTTGTTTTTTCCATTGGTTTGTAGTTTAATTGTTTACAAATATACTAAATTTAATCTATATTCACATTATTTTCTAAAATAATTTCTCTCAGCTTCTCTCTCACCTCATACATCTCCTCTTTACCATTGTACTTGTACTCACTTCGTAACCACTGATCCATCTCTACAAGTGCCATGTAATAGTTGAAGCCATTGGTAGCAAAGTCAAAGTCCTCCCTATCCTCAGGTAGGTTATATTCTAGGGTAGCTTTCATATTATTGTGTCAACTTTTACCACTTATCTTTTATCGTTTTGTTTTTATACTTCGCCAAAGGTAGTTAATTTTTATAGTTTTGGCTAAATATATCATACCACTCCACAAA